GAGGAGATCGCGAGAGCTATGGCGATGAGTTGCGAATAAAGGCAAAAGATGGCTCCTGGCGCTGGATGCTGGCGCAGGCGATTGTGTCGCGCCGTGACCTTCAGGGTATCGCCCAGAGACTGGTGGGTGCAAACTCGGATATTACCGAGCGAAAGGCTGCAGAGCAGAAGGTGCGTGATGCCGCGCTGCACGATCCCTTGACGGGCTTACCGAACCGCGCGCTGGTGTTCGAGTACGGCAGCCACTTGCTTGCAGGCGCGCAGCGCCGACAGGCCAGCGGTGCGTTGCTGTTCATCGACCTTGATCGCTTCAAGCCCATCAATGACATTTACGGGCATCACGTCGGCGACAAAGTGCTGCAGGAAGTCGCCAGACGATTGCGTGAATGTATCCGCGAGGAAGACTTGGTAGGGCGGCTAGGCGGCGATGAGTTCGTGATCATGCTGCAGCCGCTTGAGAGGCTACTTCCGCGCAGCGGCATCGTTGCACAGCATGTCGTCGACAGAATTAGTCAGCCTTACCATATCGATACACTTGAGCTCTCGCTCACGCCCTCGATCGGTATCAGTTATTTCCCTCAGCATGCTGCCAATGTAAGCGCGCTGATTCACACGGCAGATCTGGCGATGTATCAGGCCAAGCAGTCTGGGCGCGCGAACTTTCAGGTGTACACGCCCGATCTCGATACTGATACTGAGGCCACCTATCAGGTTGAGGTTAGGCTGAGAAAGGCGCTCAAAAGTCACAGTTTTGTGCTGCACTACCAGCCCGTCATTGACATTGCCACCGGCCGGCTAGTGGGTGCGGAGGCCCTAGTCCGTCTAGACGACAACGACGCGAATGCAGTGGGCCCGCAGCGCTTCATACCCATTGCCGAATCCTCCGGTCTGATCGCAGAGTTGGGCGAGTGGGTACTGTCGGAGGCCTGTCGTCAGCATTGCGCATGGAAGCGCGATGGATTGAACGTGGTTATCGCTGTCAACGTATCGCCCCTGCAATTCAGGCAGGAGGGCTTCGTTGCGCGATTGGGAAACATACTGTCAGCGATGAAGGTGAACCCGTCCTGCATCCAGCTTGAGGTCACCGAGGGGATGATCATGCAGAGCATCGATGAGGCGGTGCAGATCCTTAATGACATCAAGGCACTCGGCGTGAAGGTTGCTCTGGATGATTTCGGCACTGGCTATTCCAGCCTGAGCCGCCTCTCCAGCCTGCCACTGGACAAACTCAAGGTCGATCAGTCTTTCGTGCGCAGGATAGAGAGCGATGCTGCCAGCCGCTCTGTGACGGACGCAGTGATTGCGCTTGGTCACAGTCTGCGACTGGAAGTGATCGCCGAGGGCATCGAGTCCGAGGGCTCGCTGCGCTACTTGCAGGAAAGGGGATGCCAGCAGGCGCAGGGTTATCCCCCGAAGCTGTTCAGGAAATCGTTGCCAAGCACCTCGCCGCTATCGTGGAAGAACTCAAAGCCGCAATGGCGATGGAACTCGGAAGCATGAAGGAAAAGATGACCGCCTTTGCAAGTCAAATGGAAACCATGACCGACATCGTGGAGAAAGTTGCCGAACTTCCAACCGAAGCCCCAAAGCCTACTGCATCCGCAATCGTGGAGCAACGCAAAGCCTCTGCCCAGCAGAACTTCAACGCCCTTGCCCAAGCAATACATACCCTCAAAAAATCCAATTAATCCTTAACCCCCAAAAACAAAGCCATGGCTTATTCATTCGTTTCCCCGCTGACTACTTACACCGAGCAGCAGCGCCTCCCCCTCATCACCAAAGCGGTCTTCGCCGCTCGTACCGCCTCCCTCTTCACAAAGCAGGTGGGTATCAAATCGGCTGCTGCGTTGAACCTCATGGACACCGATGCTGCATTCCAATCAGGAACTTCCTGCGGTTGGAATACGGCAGGTGCTGCATCAGGTGCGACCTCTTTCACCCAGCGCATCATCACCGTTGCGCCCTTGAAAATTCAAGAAGAACTCTGCCCTCGTTCCCTTGAGCAATACTGGATGCAGTCGCAGTTGACTGCTGGTTCATCTTACGATGGCGTTCCATTTGAGCAGGCGTTCTCCGAGCAGAAAGCCCTTCGCATCGCCGAGGCTTTGGAAAATGCAATTTGGTCAGGTTCTACTTTGGTTACAGGTATGCTAACCCTGTTGAACGCTGCATCGGGTACTGTCGTTCAGGCCAATGCTTCCAGCACTACTTGGACACCTATATCGGGTTCCACTGGTATTACTGGGAACAACGTCATCAGCATTTTTGACAAGGTGTACAATGACATCCCACAGGCCATCTTGACCCGCAACGACTTGGTAATTTTCTGCGGGTGGAATAACTTCCGTACCTTGATTGGAGCGTTCAAGGATAAAACTGGTGTAATGTACAACCAAGTGGATTTGCAGGGTCTTGCCGATGGCGACATCATCTACCCCGGTACTAACGTCCGTGTTGTTGCAGTTCCCGGCTTGACTGGTACAAACCGCATCGTCTGCTCCTACCTTGGGAACTTCTTCTACGGAACCGACTTGCTTTCTGACGAAGAGCAGTTTTCCATCTGGCATTCAATCGATAACGACTCTATACGTTTCCAAGCAGCCCTAAAATGTGGAGTGAATTTTGCCTACGGTGACATGGTTGTTGACTTCCGCTTGGCCTAAGTGTAAGGGGGGAGGGAAACTTCCCCCCGTTATTTTACTGACTTTAACCCCCTAAAATATACACTATGTCTTGTTCGCTCACTACGGGCTACGCCCTCGGATGCCGAGATTCAATCGGCGGCATCAAAGCTATCTATGTCCAAGCCTTTAATGCAACAGGCTCGGTCAATGTCAACGCAACTAATACGGTTACTGGCTTTACAGGTTACTCTGCAAGCGGATTCTTTGAATACGACTTGACCAAGGCCACTTCGTCCATGACCGAAACGCTCAACGCATCAGTAGAGAACGGAACCCTGTTCTACACTCCCGAAGTCACTTTCACCATCAACAAGTTGCAAGTTGCAGTGCGCAATGAACTGCGCCTCTTGGCTCGTAATCGCTTGATTGTCATCGTCCAAGACAACAACAGCCGCTACTGGCTGCTCGGTGCTGACAACGGATTGGAAGCTACCGCTGGCACTGCTGGAACTGGTACTGCATTCGGTGACCGTTCAGGCTACGAGATGACTTTGTCGGGAATGGAAACAAACCCAATGCTGCTCATCGCAAGCACAACATTCTCCGCTTCCGCAACGCAAATCAGCGGTTCGTAAGTATCTTTGACCTGCGGGCCTCATACTCCGCATGGTTTAGTGGTTAAGGCCATCTCTTCGGGGGTGGCCTTTTTTTTGTAACTTTGTGCATGAGGATTTGCATTGTGTACAACGCCCATCCAACAGGGTGTTCTTTCTACCGCCTTGAGATGCCGAACGCCTACCTTGGCGACAACTTCACGGAGTTCGACTATGTGTGCGTAGACAACATTGGCAACGTCAAGGATGAAGACCTTAAAACGGTCGATATATGGCTTTTTAATCGATTGTGGTGTCAAGGTACGCTTGACCAAATTCGAGGCGTCTACAAGGCTCTCACGGCGTTTGGAGCGAAGGTCATCTTGGACCTTGACGACTACTGGGTGCTGGAATCCGGGCACATCATGTACAGGCACTATTTGTCCACGAAATTGGATGAGCAGATTCGGGAACACATCCGCTTGGCTGACCATGTAACGACCACTACCGAACACTTGGCGCAAAAGATTCGCCTGCTTAACAAGAACGTCACCATCCTACCGAATGAGCCATACGAAGCATATCAGCAGTATAAGGCCAATCCTGACGAGGAGCCTGAGAAAGATAAGTTTAAGATTGGATGGTTCGGAGGGGCGCAGCATCAGGAGGACATCGCCTTGGTTGAGCATTCCTTCGGGTTGCTGGCTCATGACCATTCGCTTGATGGCAAGTACAAAATCTATCTTGGTGGATGGAACGAGAACCCTGTTTATGCTGACTATGAGAAGATGCTATCCTGCAACGGCAAGAATGCGAACTACGGCAGAATCCAAGCGGCTGACATCTACTCCTATGTGGGAGGCTACAACTTCATCAACGCCACCATCGCACCGCTCCGAGATACCAAATTCAATCGCCTTAAGAGTGAGTTGAAGGTCGTGGAGGCCGGGTGGATGGGCAAGGCCATCATCGCATCCGAAACCATTCCCTACACCGACATTCTCGTCCACGGACACAACGGCTTGGTCATCCCCTACGGCAAGAAAGACGCTTGGTACAAGGCAGTGCGGAAGTTCATCAATGAACCCGACTACGCTCGTTCCTTGGCCGTGCAGTTGAGTAAGGATGTGCGTGAACGCTTTGACATCACCAAAACCGCAGAGCGCAGGGCCGAACTTTACCGGGCCATAGGTCGCAAATTGTGAAATTTCAGGGGTTGCTACATTTAGGATTAGGATGATATACCTATCCCCCAACACCACGAACACGATTGTCGTCACATGGACACAGCGGGCAAGCACGGGCGACCGCTACATCCTGCGCCTGACCAATATCGCCAAGAACTCCAGCACTGACTTCACCCTGCTGAAATCAGCCAACCTCTCGCAATACACCGAACGCTATGACAAATTTTCGCTTGCCGTGGGGTCGCTTGAAACGG